TGCAGGAGGCTTCTCGGCAGGAGGCTTCTCGGCAGGAGGTTTAGGATCGAAGATGGGCAGTGGTTTCTTCTCAGGTTCAGGTGCTAATACAGGAGGACTTAGTTTTAGTGATGCAGTAAAGATAGGTGGAAAAGCAGCAGGAGGCCCAGTAACAGGAGGAAGACCTTATGTCGTAGGGGAAAAAGGCCCAGAATTATTTGTTCCAGGTAGTCATGGAAGTATTGTTCCTAATGATCAAATGGGAGGATCAAATATTATTGT